AAGGCTCAAGGTTTAGCGAACCAAACGTTCAAGCAATACATCAATACTTTGATCAGTTTAGGTAAAGACGTTGTTTTCATTGCACACGCATCAGAAGATCAAAACGGTGATCAAATTATTTACCGCCCAGATCTAGGTGGTAAAAACCGTAACGAGCTTTACCGTATCGCAGATGTCATGGGTTATCTAACAACTGTTACTACTGGTGAAGGTAAAAATGCCCGCGTTATTAATTTCAAACCTTCGCCTACACATCATGCGAAAAACTCAGGTGCTTTAGGCGGTGAAACCGGTGAAGTATGGGTACCTGATCTTAAAGCACACCCTACTTTCTTGGCTGACCTGATTACTCAAGCTAAAGATCACATTAACACCTTAACGCCTGCACAACTTGCAGCAGCTAAAGCCCAAGAAGAGCTAGAAAACTGGAAACAAAGCTGTGAGGAAGCAGAGCATGCAGGTGACCTTAATCAATTAACTGAGTCGCTTGATAAAGAACACATGTATTACCAGAACATGCGCCAAGCAATGTTAATGAGAGCTAAAGCATTGAATTGCACGTTTGATAAGCAACGTGGCACTTGGATTAGTCCACCTGAATTTAACGGTATCTCAGATCAACAAAGAGATGAACTTCAAAACTTTATTGCTGAACGTGGCCTCGATGTGAAAACAGTTTGTGAACACTTCGGCATAGATGCCCTTATCCAAATTGAAGCAGCAAAACTACCAGCAGTTAAACAAGACATTGAAACATTAGCTAAAACGGGGATGACAGCATGAAAATACTAAATAAAGTTGAAGCTAAACTTGCTTGGGCCAACGGTGAATTACTTTTAGTAAATAATACTGAGCGTAATGGCTGGGAACCATTTAACCCTTATGACTTTGGCTTTGATGTTTTTGATAAATTCGAATTTCAATTAAAGCCTAGAACTATTTTTATTGGCGAATTTGAGGTACCTGAACCATTAAAAGAAGCGCCTGCTAAAGGTTCTACTTGCTCTTACCCAAGTCCAACTGTTGAATTAGGTGTGCAGCAGTTTAAGTGGAATGGTTCAAAAGGACAATTACGCATGCTTCAGCATGGCCAAGTCCACTCAAGTTTTGATAATGCTTTTGCTCATTGCTGCGCGATTATTAAAGTCAGTGGTGGTGAGTTTGCTGAAGATATGCTCAAACTTCTGAACAAGCCAACTGATGAAGTTGAAGAAGAAAAGCCTTTAGAAAATGAAGTTGAGAAATCACCTCAGGTTAATACTGAAAAAACAGTAATTGAAGAGCCTACTAAAGATTTAAAAGAGGATCTCGATAGTGCAATTGTTGTTACTGAGGGGCCTTATGTTTCATCATCCGAGGATCTATTAGTTCCAGAAACTAACGAGCCTAAAGTAGATCCAGAATATCAGCAAACCCTAGATACTCTTCTACAGCGTGTAAAAGAGTCAAAAACACCTGCAGAAGTAAATGCGGTTTATCGTTATACCCGCACATGGGATGACGAACAAATGAAGCCTATCCTTCTCGCCACTCACAAACGTCTTGAAGAGCTAGAAAAAGAAAAGGCATCTGCGAATGAGCCACCCTCTTTAATGGTTCAAATCCAAACTGCACCAGACCTTACAACGCTAGATGCTTTGGAAATAGACGTGGCTGCACGAGATCCGCAGATTCAACCGAAGCTAATGGGGTATGTGAGAAAACGCCGCTATGAATTAGAGAATCCTACACCTACTCAACAAGAATCTACCCCTGATTATTTATTAGTGGACGGTTTCTAACATGAAAGATCAGTACAAGAAAGTGAGCCAAAAACACATGCTTGGTTTTATGTACTACTTGCAATTGCTGGGCTACGTAATAGTCCGGCAAGGCATGGATCAAGCAATGTTTCTAACCAAGCATTATGCGGTACCAGTCGCTTGGCGCCGCATAACGATCGACTATCACAACCGATTAAATAAACCTGCTCAGCAACTTTATAAAGAGTTTGTTGAGTGGACTAAAGAAGAATATTTGAGGGCGTAGGAAATGATTGATTTAAAAACAAAACAAGCTTTTTGGTCTGAACAATTACCTTTCTTTAAAGAAAAATATTGGATTCCCGGACATCTAGATGTACTCGAATTTGATATGAATGCTGGTTGTTTTGATATTGCTGAAGGCGTCAAAACTGATCTAAGTGAAGAAGACCTTTTTGATATTTACCATCGTGTAAATAGTGGTTGGGCAATGTGGAAAAAAGCCGTGAATTTCATGAAATCCAAAGTTCCAACGTGGATTAGCGTGAATGATGAATTGCCACCTACTGACATAATGGTACTTATTTGTTGGGCAGATGCTCCTGATGTCACCCCAGAACAAGACTATATGACTATTGATGAGGATTTAAATAGCGTATGGGCAAACTATCAAAATGATCCACCTTCACATTGGATGCATTTTCATAGTGTGCCAAACGTATCGGGAGCTGAACAATGAGCATAACACTTAGCGGTCATCAACTAAAAAGCCTTCTCGAATTTGTAAATCCAGATGGTGAGAAAGATTTAGATCAACTTGATACTGAACTAACAATTAAATTCTTTGAAGTTGGCCACAGTGGAAAAGGCTATTACTTTTGGATGACCGAATATCCAGAAGAAGGTGCAATGAAGTTGGATATTGAATCGGGAGCTGAGGGATGAGTGAATTAGAAATACTTGAATCAGCACCCAAAGATGCTACCCATTATTTTCTTGTGCCTAATGGATCTGGTGAACCTTATTACGTTCTTGAAAAAGAAAAAAAGTTCTACTGGTTTCACGGTCAGGATGAAATAACTAAGCCACACATTTTGAGTTGGATTAAGTCAATTGAATCACTGAAAGAAGTTAAAGCGGAAAGTAAGGAGGAGTAAATGGGACAAATAGTTAAAATAGAGGCTAGCATTCTAGAAAAGATTGTTGCTGTAGCTGAACGTATTGCTCAGTCAAAAGAAGAACGCCGAGTTGGTCGTGAAGAATTTGCACACATGCTCAATATCGAACCTGAAACTCTAGACGCTCGGATTCGTGAAGGCAGATACCAAAGGCCATACAAGGATGGGCGAAAAAGTTTTTGGTTATTGTCCTACGTGCAATCTGTCGTTACAGACACAAAAGAATCTGGTAAAGTAGCCACCTATTGA